CTTAAAGGAATTAAAAGAATTGGGATTAAACATTAAGGATTATAAAAGAGTTCATGGACCTAATGTTGGGTTTGGACCAAAAACACATTTTCAACATAAAGATAGTATACCAAAAGTTGAAAGTAAGGCAATACTATTACCTAATTTTCCATCTAAAAAAGGTGAAGAGAAACCAAAAGGAAAATATATAAACTTAAAAAAAGGTGGCATGATTAAAAAGGAAACTATGAAAAAAAAATATGGTCACGGCGGTAAATTAAAAACTGCTAGTTTATTGAACAACGTAAAAACTTCTTATGCAATGGGTGGTGTAATGAAAATGTATGGGAAAGGAGGAACTATTCCTAATACAATGAAAGGTTTTTCTATGTTACCTGAAAGTGTTCAAATGCAAATGAATCCTGAAAAGGCTAAAAAGTATGGAATGGGCGGTAAAATGGAATATAAATATGGTGGTATGACGAAACCAGGGAAAGGATTACCTACACAACACGACTAATATGGGAAATTTATATAATTTTATGAAAAAACCAAGAAAAAAACTTAAGAATGTAGCTACTGAAATGGGCGAAAAATCTAAAGTAGTAATTACTGACAGAAAGATAAAAGAAAAAGGTTCAAAAGGAAAAAGAAAAATTAAGTATGACAAAGAAGGTAATATAAAAAAAACTGTTTATAAAATAAAAGGAAAAAGAATTGTTGACAAACCTAAAAGAGATAATAGAAAAAGCATGGCTAATAAATTTAGAAATATATTAGACAACAGGTTTGCTAATGGTGGAATAATTCAACACGATTAATTATGAATATATTTAAAGATGATAACAACTGGAATGAAAAGTCTATAGTAGGTTTTATAGCTTTTCTTATTATGGTTGTAGTAATGATTATAGATTTAGTAACTGGAGCCGCAGGTTCTGATTTAGTTATAAATAAATTTGTGTATGATTCATTTGTATGGGTTGTGCTCGGATGTTTTGGTATAAGCGGGGTAGAAAAGTTTTCAAATAAAAAATGTAATAATTGTCCTAAATAATGTCAAAAGAAATATCAGAAGAGTCAAAGTTTGAAGTTAGTATTAAAACCTTAGGTGGACTAGCGGTGTTAATATTTGCCTTTGTAGGTATGTGGTTCACTCTTCAAGCTGAGATAGCTGAAGCAAAGTTACTTCCTATACCTCCTGACCCTGAAGTAACAAAGATGGAGTTTGATATGAAAGACCAAATGATTAGACAAACTATATTAGATACACAAGAAGACATGAAAGAAGTAAAAGAAGATTTGAAGTATTTAAGAAACAAACTAGATAACATGAATTAATATGAATATTGCTAACATTCTATATGTATTAATAATGTTGTTTTTTTTTGGAATAGGAATTTCATGTGGTCAAAATTTTGTAAACTCTGATAATTTTAAAAATACAATAGCAAAAGATATAGTTGCTATAGAGTTTTGGGCTGCCTGGAATTCATCTAATGAGTTTTCAGAGTTTTCTAAATTAAAAGAATGTTCTAAATATAGAGTAGATGTAGGCAAATGTAACAAAATACAAAAACAATATAGTGTTACAGGTATTCCTACTGTTATTATATTTGAAAACGGAGAAGAAAAAGAAAGGTTTAATCCTAATATTATGTTTCAATTAAGTGCAGATAGAAAAACTATACAGCATTCAATAGACACATTAACATTAAATAAATTTCAATAATGACAGATTTTAGTAAAAAATTTCGTAAAGAAAGAGAAAAGTTTAAAAAAAAGAATATAAGGAGAGAAAAAAGAGGTGAAAGAGCTCTTGACCCTAGTGAATATACTTTTAAATATAAACCAAAAGGCACTGGTCTTTTTGGTAAAAGAAAAAAATTTACAGTCGAGACAAAAAGTGAAAAACAAAAAAGATTAAAGCGTCCTGACGTACAACAACAATCGACGAAATCAGTAGAGGACGTAAGAGGAAAAAATGTAGCAGCTTCTCCATTTGGTCGTGGTGGTATAACAAAAGGTAGGGATATGTTTACTCAACAATATGATTAATATGAAATTAACTAAAGAAATAATAGAAGAAGGCGTAAAGTCAAAAGGTTATAGATGGTTTGAAAAAGGCGACTATAATCTTAATATAGTAGGTGTAAGAAACTCTGACACAGGCACAGAAGTTACTAATAAGTTTGATGATAAAATAACATTATCATTTAAATGTGATGGCCAGTGGGAGTTTTATTGTTATGATTGTACTACAGACCCAGGAAGATATTGGGTTGAGAACATAATGAGAAAGGAAGGCGTGGCTGTTCTTAAAGAAGGACAGTATCGTGGTTCTCATAAAATTAGATTACATCAGGGTAGATACGAAGCGTTAGGACAAAATGGTCCTGTGACTGTATATAGAGACGCTAATAAAGACAATAAGTTTGATTTAAGCGATGATAATACACAAACTGGACTCTTTGGTATAAACATACACAGAGCAACAAAATGGGGAGGTAAAAAATCTTCTAAGGTAGATAAGTGGTCTGCTGGATGTCAAGTAATAGCTGCTAATGATGATTGGCATGAGTTTATGGATATTTGTAGAGTGGCTAGAGATACTTGGGGTAACAGCTTTACTTATACTTTATTAGACAGTAAGGATTTAAAAATATAATATGTTTAAAGGACTTTTAAAATCATTAGTAGGTGATGCAAGTAACATTATAGATAATGTTGTAACTACAAAGGAGGAAAAAATAAGATTAAAGAATGAGATGAAGCAAATGCTTTTGAATTCTGAGGCTGATTTACAAAGAAATGTAACAGACAGATGGAAGGCAGACATGGCATCTGATTCTTGGTTAAGTAAAAATGTAAGACCAATAACTCTTATATTTATGTTAGTTTGTACTATGTTATTAATATTTATTGATGCAGGTGCAATAGACTTTACGGTAGAAGACAAGTGGACAGATTTGTTGCAAATTGTTTTAATTACTATTGTAGGTAGCTATTTTGGGGGAAGGTCAATAGAAAAATTAAAAAATGGCAAAGGCAAATAACTTTAAGTATGTGGGGAACAAAAGAAGTAAAAGACCTGGTGTGCATTCAAAAAATGCATCTAAGGGTCAGACTGCATATAAAAAACAATATAGAGGACAAGGTAGATAATTATGGCTAAAACACCCGCATGGCAACGTAAGGAAGGTAAAAATCCTAGTGGAGGATTGAACAAGAAAGGAGTGGCTTCTTATAGAAGAGCTAACCCAGGTTCTAAATTAAAGACAGCTGTAACTACAAAACCCTCTAAATTAAAAAAAGGAAGCAAGGCAGCTAAAAGAAGAAAGTCTTTTTGTGCTAGAATGAAAGGTATGAAGAAAAGATTAACAAGCGCAAAGACTGCAAGAGACCCCAATTCAAGAATTAACAAATCATTGCGTAAATGGAACTGTGAAAAAGGGGGTATAGTTCCAAGAGACGCATATGGACAATTAGATTAAATTATGCCAAAAGACGCGTGTTACCATAAAGTTGTTCGTAGATACGGACCAAAGACATCAGCATACAGGAGTGGTGCTATGGCTAAATGTAGAAAAGTAGGAGTTGCTAACTGGGGAGAAGGTGGAAAGAAAAAGAAAAGAAGAGGTGGTGTTGTAAGAAAAATGAAACATGGTGGTAAAATATGTTGTTTATTAGAATACCAAAAAGATTAATATGGCTGTAAGAAAAACAAAAGCTGGAGCAAGACTTAAGCGTTGGTTTAAAGAAGATTGGCGTACACCAAGAGGTAAGAAAGATTATAAAGGTGGGGAAAATACTTTTAGACCAACTAAAAGAATAAGTAAAGACACTCCTACTACATGGAGCGAACTTACACCTGCAGAAAAACGTAGAGCCCAAAAAGAAAAAAATACTAAAGGAAGAGTTAGTAGATATAAAAGAAAAAAGAAAAAGAAAGTTACTAAAAAAGAATATGGTGGTATAATACAACATGACTAATTATGGCAAGAAACACATTAGCAGGTAAAAGTAAGGGTAAGTCTAGAACTGCAAAATTTTATGCAAAAAACCCTAAATCAAAAGCAAAGAAAAAAACATATGATAAAAAATATCATAGCACAACAGAACGAAAAAAGTACCGCGCATCCCTTAATAAAGCAAATAAAAATAATCCTAGAAGTAAAAAGGGAGATGGTAAAGATATGTCACACACTCAAACAGGTTCGTTAGTTTTAGAGATTCAAAGCAGAAATAGAGCTAGAAACAGAGCTAAAAAGCGATATTAACAGGTATTTGTTGATAATTTACCCTATTTATTTGTTTTTTTTATTAAAAAATTGTGATATTGGGTGGCATGAATGCGAATAAACCTCAATATTTAGTTATTAATGCTTTATATTTAGACGATTCTAAAACAAGTTTAATGGACAAGATATGTACGTTAAATGGTAAATGGGATATAATAAATTTAGATGGCAGTTTAACTTCAATATCAAACCATTGTTTTTCATATGATGAATTTTATGAAGATAATTTTATAAGAATAGCATATGTTAAATCTTTGAAAAATAATCACGTAGACAATAGAACATATAAACAAGTAGATTCTATGGAGGCTTACATAAGATACAAGTTATTAAGAAATCCTTCACTACTAATCTGCGATATAAGTATATTTACAAAATACGAAATGGGGTTTAGTTTAGATAATCTAGCAAAAGAAATAGGAATACCTAAAAAAAACTTAATGTATCAATACGATGAATCGAAATAACGAAATTACCAAGTATTTACTTGACAACCCAGAAAAACTAACAGGAGATTATGCTAATACAGCTGCAATGTTTGGAACAAACTATGAGCAGATAAGAAGTTTAGCTAGAAGAATACGTGGCACACACTCCAATAATAAATCAAAAAAGAAAGAAAAGTTGCATATGGAAGAAGGTCCAGAAGGTAGGTTTATAATAGCTGAAGACACAACAAGAGTAAAGTCTTTAGACGACCTGCTGAAAGCATTTGATGTTGATGATAGTGAATGGGAAGTGGATTGGTACGATATTGGTACTTACGAACAGACAGGGTTTGACAATGACAGAAAACCCGTTACTACTACCATGTATCGCTGTAAAGCGAAGCTAAAGCGAATAGACCCATTTAAGAGTTTGAAAAGCACAAGAGAATCTTTGATGGAAGATTTATCATACCTTACAAAGTATACACCAAAGCATAAAAAAATTATCAAAGGGCAGGACACTACGCCGCATTTATTGGAGATAGGCGCGTATGATTTGCATTTAGGAAAGATAGGTATAATAGGAGATGAGTATAGTATGGATATTGCAGAAGAAAGATTAATGAAAGCAATAGAGCATTTATTAATTAGAGCTTCATCTTTTACAATAGACAAAATATTATTTGTAGTGGGAAATGATTTGTTAAACACTGATGGCGATAAACCAATACCAAGAACAACTAAAGGGACACCTCAATTTAATAGTGACCATCATATAGAAATGTATAAGAAAGCTAGAAGATTGATGATAATGGCTATAAATGAATTAGCAGAGATATGTTCTGTTCATGTGGTAATTATGCCTGGTAATCACGATGAAGAATGTATAATGTACCTAGGAGACGCATTAGAGCTATACTACGAGAATAATGATAACGTTCTAGTAGATAACACTAGACCGCTAATGAAAGGCTTTAAATACGGTAAAAACCTTATTGCCTTTGACCATGGACATAAGATGAAAGCAGACAAAGCTGTACAAATATTGCCACAAAGATTTAAAGAAATGTGGAGTGATGTAGATTATGTAGAATTACATAGAGGACATTTACATGGAGTGCACCACAATAAGATAGGCGCAACAACTGAGCTAAGTGGTATTACAGTTCGTAATCTTGGAAGTATGTGTGCTACTGACCAATGGCATGACGACAAAGGATATGTAGGAAATGTAAAAAGAGCACATGGTTTTGTATGGAGTAAGAACAACGGCCTACAAGCAGAATTTTATTACAACGTTCCAATAGAATAAAAAAAAGGGAGGCATTACGCCCCCCCTTTCATCATGAATAAACAAAGAATAGTTTATAGAGATATCAGCTCTTTCAACTTTTGAAATTGTTTTAATTGCTTAGACAATTCCTTATTCTTAAATTTTAAAGATGCTACTTCTTGTTTTAATGCAAGTATAATAGCATTACTTTTTACCCCCTGTACTTGAGGCTCATGACCTAAATCTTTTGCAAAGATACTTAATTCATTATATATATCTCTATAATAATTTAAAGTCATCATTCTATTATGCTCTCTTTCATAGAACTGTATAGTTGAATGGTCTCTACCTAATATCTCTCCAGTTTCTACTTGTGTTATTCCAAATGCTATTCTTAATACAACACCTACACAAGCTCTTACCTCTCTAACTTTACCTTTTCTAGAAGTGCTTAATAATTCTGTTTTATTGACATTACCTATTTTACAAGCAAGGTCTATAAGTTTCTTGACACTTTCGTTGTCTGTTTTTACTTTATACATCATAATAATTTTAAATGTTTTTCTTTTACTTTTTGATTAAACTCTTTGTTTCTTTCTGCCTTATCATGACAGCTTCTACAAAGAGCAGCTAAGTTTTCTATGTAGTCTTTGTTCTTGGAACCTCCGATACCACGTCTTTCAATGTGATGAATATCAACAGCTCTAGCATTACATACCGTGCATCCTATGAAATCATCTATCCCATAGTTAAAGTATTTCATGTAAACTTTAGTGTGTTTTTTCACCTTCTTTCGTAGTCACCAGATTCTACTAGATGTCCCTCTTTAGCATTGTTAAAATATAACCACGCTTTATATCTTTTCTTACCACCAATCACAGTTATTTTTTTTCTTTCATACCAACTAGGGTGACCTTCTAATAAATCTATCATACGAAGTGTATGACTTGATACCTTATATAACTCTCCAAATATACTTGACACCTCTTCATCATCACTGACAAAAGGTATTCCATTTGCATACATGGCATACTTTTTTTTAGTAAGACCTGCGTCTACAAATTCAGAGTTTTTTAAAAGAACATGATTACCATGTCCCTTTCTTAATGTTCCGTAAACAAAAACTAATTCCATATTATATACAGTCGCTTAAAATTTTAATTAATAATACATTGATAGTTGCTAATGTTAAAAATATTAATACAGCAACTAAATCTACTGGGTTTATATTTCGCATATCTCTCCTGAATTATAATCAATCTCTGACATAGACAAATCTCTTAAGCCCATATCTGTTCCTGATATCATTATACTTTTGTAATACTTTAGTGCATTCATATAAAGCTCTCTACCATCATTAATAGTTTCTTTACTTAATTTAAATGTACATATACAATGCGGCTTATCTTTCTCAATAGCGATAATATAATAATCATCGTACCCCAAAGCATCAAGATAATAAGCCGCTTGCATATGGTAACACGAATTAAGCATAATATCTATATAATTTTCTGGATGAGCATTTCTAGTTGTTTTTAAATCAACTATATACTTCTTTGATGTATTAACTGCATCAAGTTTACCTTTACACAACATGTCTACATCTTCATTTTTCCATGTATATATTTTTTCTATTTCATTACATCCTCTTAATAAATCTATATTTTTGTGATGTACTAACTCTTCATACATACCCATCATAGTTTCATAATTCTTTGTAGTAATAGGCTCCCTACCCTTTAACGATTCATTAAACTTTGCTAATGTTGTTTTACCTAAAGTAGTTCTTTTGTCTACGTCTGGTTCTTTAACATAGTTTGTTGTAAACTTATCTAAACCTTCCAATGCTAACATATGAAATGCTGTTCCAAATTTCATTGCTTGTGTTGGGTTGGTTGGGTTTTCTATTTTATAAGCATAATGTTTAGGACATTTATCTATAAATGATTTCAACATAGAATTAGATAAGTACATATAATCTTCATAGTATGTATTGTCTGTTAACTCTAGGTCTGTAATTAATTTTATCTTTGGTCTTTTCATATCAATTTATATAATGCTATGATGGTGTTGTTACCCCATCTGTTTTTTACTGTTAAGTCTTCACTAATTATATTGTATCCATCTTTTCTTAATTCATATATGGTTGCTGATAATCTAGTGTTACCTAAATCTCTAATTGCGTCTAGACTAGTTATATGTTTAAACTCTTTAAGGTAGTCTAATAGTCTAGTATAATGAGTATTATTTCTTCTCTTTGTCATTTGTATTCGATTTTATGGTGATTAATACACCTGGTTTAACTTTATTGTATTCATATGGTTCTAGAACAGGTAATAAAAAGTCTGCATTATCATCCTCTATCCAATGATACTTAACCATAAGGTCTTGTACAGTTTGTAAAGGATTAACGTAGTCAAACTTTCGTTTACTGTTTCTAATAAATTTAAATGAAATTGTATACGGAGCATTATGTTTTTTTAACTCCTTTAAGAATTCTTTTCTTATTCTTAAGTAATCTTCTTTAGTTTCTTTTATATATCTCATAGTTGTTTTACTGTGTATGAGATACTTACCTGTCCATCTCTTTCCATTCTTACTGGAAGGAACATTACCAAGTATAAAAAAACTATTCATATTCAACTTCATTTGGGTCAGGGATATAAAGACCTAACGTGGTAGACGCAAACGATTTACATTCTTCAATGTACGCTTGCATCTCCGCATTAGTAAGT